CGCAAAGTGCATCCGAACACGTTCCTGTGCACGAAGCGCGCGTTCCAGCAGATCAATGGATACGACTGCGATCTCATCCCGGTGGGCGGCGGCGGCTACGGCGGCGACGGAGAGTTCGCCCGGCAGCTCTCAGGCGTCTGCCCCGGCAGGCACCTCGAAGACGTGGTGACGATCGGCTTCGGTCGGCGTAAACGCGACGAGCCGCCAACCGAGATCAAGGACGCCGACACCACAGACCTCGATCGCAACGAGTGGTCGCTGAGGTACCGCGAAGCATTCAATCGTAAACGCGGCAAGGGCGACATGCGCAGCGTGAATCCCATCCGCACTCCATACGAGAGACTGTTGTGAGGCCGCACTTGTGCCGGAGGAAAGGGATGTGGTTCGTGTCGCGCACACTAGGTGTTCGAACGGATCTGCTCATGCCCGCGATTAGTTGGGTTCTTCGCATGAACGGAGTGGCGCTAGCGTGATCGACATCGTCACCTTCAAATGGAAGCCGAAGAACGACTTCCGCAACGAGTACACCGCGGAGCACGTGAACCGCCTCGCTGAGATGGTGAAGCGCAACGTGACTGTGCCGTATCGGTTCATCTGCGTGACCGACGACCCGACCGGTATTCGCGAGGATGTGCAGGTGTACCCCCTGTGGGAGAACCCCGCGCCGCACTACGGTACGCTGAAGCGGCCGAACTGCTTTGCGCGACTGCGCATGTTTGCGAACGACGAGTTCATCAACAGCCACTTCAACGAGCGCATCGTGTGGCTGGATCTGGATGCGCTGATTCTTGGCAACATCGATCACATCCTCAACGACAAGGCGGATTTCAAAATCTGGTACGTCGACGGCGAGGTGAGCCTCTGCAACGGAAGTCTCGTGTCGCACAAACGCGGCACGCGTACAGATCTGTGGACGAAGTTCAACCCGAAGAACGTGCATCCGGAAGAGGGATACCAGAACACCACAGGACACATCGGCAGTGATCAAGCGTGGATTGCTCAGAACCTTCGGCCGGAGGATCTTCGCTTTGGGAAGATCGACGGTGTGTATTCATACCGGTGCCACGTCAAGGGCAAGCCGCTGCCACCAGACGCGAAGATCGTGTTCTTCCACGGCGACGACAAGGCGGAAGACTTACTTGAAGTCGGCTGGATCCGCCGCACGCTTCGTGCGCTGGAGCTGGCTCCGGATGCTCAAACGTCGCCGTCTCGCTCGATTCCGCGAGACAAGCTGCGAGTCGTTACCTGGTTGTGGGACGCGCCGCGCGGGGCGAAGGTGCAGTTCGGCGCCGATCAGGTGAACACGCTGCTCTCGATGGTCGATCGGCACTACCGCAAACCGTACGAGATGGTGTGCATCACCGACAAGCCGCGGGGGATCGACGGAGCCGTGCGCGTGGTGTCGCTCCCGAATGAGTTCAGGGAACTCGATCACCCACAGATGGGGCCGGGACACAGCACGTGCTACCGGCGGCTGCAGATGTTCAAGCCGGAAATGGCCGACATCATCGCGCCGCGCTTTGTGCACGTCGACATGGACTGCGTCATCACCGGCGACGTATCTCCGCTGTGGGATCGAAAAGAAGACGCGGTGTTCTGGGACTCGGGATTCTTCTGGGCTCCCTACAACGGGTCGATGACGCTCATGAACGCCGGAGCCCGCCGGCAGGTGTACGAGAAATTCAACCCGCACAGCACGCCGAAGCTCGCCGCCGACAAGGGGCTGGTCGGTACCGATCAGGCGGTCGTGGCATACATCCTGGGCCTCGGCCAGCACACCTGGACGGACGAGCGCGACGGGGTGTGGGCGTTCAGGCAGCTCGGGTACACCGGCGACAGAGTGCGCGAGCAGCGACGAGCAGAACGAGAGGACCGGCGCCGGCAACGCCGGCGAGAGGACGCGGAGCGCGAGGCCCGGCGAGATGCCCGGCAGGTTGCCAAGAAGGCGCTGCCGAGCAACTGCCGCATCGTGTTCTTCCCTGGGGCGCTGAAACCGCATGACCCGGAAGTGTTTCGTTCGTTCCACTGGGTGCGGAAAAGCTATAGAGATGAAGGGGTTGCGTGATGGCTGAAAACATCAATTTCGTGGATGAGAAGGAGCGGGAGCTGTTTGCGCGTGCCGAGCTGGGGGTGCAGGCACGGGAGTTTCTCGATTCGCCGATGGGCCGGTACCTGCAGGGCAGGGCTCAACGAGAGATCGAGCAGGCGCAAGTCGACGCTCTGGAGTGCAATCCGCGTACGTGGTGGGGCCGGCGCAAGTTGCTGAAATTACAGGAGCGCGCTGCGACAGCGCGCTATTTCGTCAGTTGGGTGGTGGACGCGTTGCAGGACGGGAACGTTGCGTATCAGGAGCTTAAAGAACACAGGCAAGAGGAGTGACATCATCCATGGCTACCAAGACACAAGGCGGCATGGTGCGAAACGCGCCACAGAATGACGACGAATCCGTTGATGCCGAGGGCACCGAAGCCCACGATCGCAGCGGAAGTGCTGAGGACCGATTGAGCGAGCGCGACAAGCTGTTCGCGAGGATCGACGCCCAGCGCAATGCCGGTGTCCAGGAGGACATCGATTACGCGTTCTCGACCGGAGACCCGGCCGCGGCGCAGGCCGAGGCCGCCCGGCGAAAGGCGACCAAGGACAAGGCGCCGGACCCGCAGGAAGCGGAAGTCGACGCCCCGCACGGTGAAGGCGCAGAGCCGGATCCGAAGCAGGAAACCGACGCCGAAGTCACGGACGACAACGGCGCCGGCACATCAGCTCCCGCGCTGCCACCCGAAGTGGTGATGCAGTCCGGCAAGGCGATGTTGAAGTTGAAGGTCGATGGTGCCGAGCGGCTCGTGCCGCTGGACACCGCGATCGCGCAGCTCCAGAAGGGCGAGGCAGCCGAGGTCCGGCTGCAGAAGGCCGCGGAGCTTCGCAAGCAGCTCGATGCCAGAGAAGCAGAGCTGAATCAGCGGCAAGCCCGCCAGTCATCCGGTCCTCCGCCGGCCACTGACGCAGAGCTTGAAGCAGAAGCCAAAGGGCTCGTCGACAGCTTGCTGACCGACGACCCGGCGGTGGCCGCCAAGAAACTGACCGGCGTGCTCGTGAAGGTGCGACAGGCGGCGACGCCCTCCATCGACGAGAACGCGATCGTTTCGAAAGCGGTGCAGGCAACCAGGACGACGCTGAAAGCCGAGTCGCATGCCGAGAGCCTCGTGACGGGACTGTCGAAGTTCCAGAGCGAGTACCCCGAGATTGCGAAAGACCCGAAGCTCGAAGCGGTTGCCGACGGCATGACCGATGCGATTGCGACGGAAAATCCCTCGTGGACTCCCGAGCAGGTCATGTTGGAAGCAGGCAAGCGCACTCGCGCCTGGGTGGATTCTCTTCGCGGCGGCGACGGCTCCGCGCAGAACACCAGCCAGAACGCGCTGGACGCGCTGGCCACGCAACGCAGGGACCGGAAGCAGAATCTGCGGCCGTTGCCCCCGGCACGCTCTCAGCGGCAGCAGGCTGCGAGGCAGCAGGAACAACGTCAAGAGACGCCTGCCGACGTCGTAGCCGAGATGCGCAGGGCGCGCGGGCAGGCCGTGTAAATCGATCAACGGAGGAAATCACACCATGACAGGCCAAGTGTGGCAGACCAATACCCTCGGCGGGTACATGTGGTCGCCAAACCTGAGTCGGAAGCTGCGCACCGCGCTGCAGCCGATGATTCGGTTCCGCCAGTTCTGCGACGCGAAGGAAGCCTTCGGTCTCGGCATCGGCGACAAGTTCAACTGGAACAAGTATTCGGATGTCGATACGGCTGGCGGCGAACTCGCCGAGTCCAGCACGATGCCGGAGACGCAGTTCAACATCAGCCAGAGCACCCTGACGATCACGGAGTACGGCAACAGCGTGCCGTTCACCAAGAAGCTGGACGATCTGTCCGAGCAGCCGGTGACCGAGATCATTCACAAGGTGCTGAAGAACGATGCGCGCAAGGCGCTCGACCGCGCGCCGTATGCGCAGTTCAACCGCGCGCTTCTGCGTGCGACGTCCACCAGCGCCGTGGCGTACACGCTGACGACCAACGGCATCCCGGCGGGTGCGCACACCAACGAGCTGACGAGCGACCACGTGAAGTCGATTGCCGACGAGATGGCGGAACGCAACATTCCGACCTTCGACGGCAACAACTACATGGGCGTCTTCCGTCCGCGCGCCCTGCGCACGTTCAAGAACGACCTCGAAGACATCCACAAGTACACGCCGGAAGGCTGGCATGTGGTGATCAACGGCGAGAAGGGGCGATACGAAGGCATTCGCTTCGTGGAGCAGACCAACATCGCCGCTGCGCGCTTCGCGGTCTCGGATCGCGGCTTCTTCTTCGGTTCCGACACGGTCGTTGAGGCCGTTGCGATTCCGGAAGAGATCCGCGGCAAGATCCCGACGGACTACGGCCGCAGCCGCGGCATTGCGTGGTACGCGGAACTCGGCTTCGGCCTCGTGCACGATGAGCTTGCGCAGCAGCGCATCATCGTGTGGGACAGCCGGCCGATCACCTAACCCGGAGGTACCTGAGCAATGGCATCTGATTCTGGTCGTAACGGCGGCTTTGCCGCTGGCACTCCCGGCGGCAAGGACGAACCTGGCGAGAAGAAAACCCTGTCCTACGGGCAGGGCATCACTCGCAAGGAGTCTGCCGGCGTGGAGTTCGGTCTGTCGGCTCGCGAGAACATGAACGTCGACGACAGCGAACCGTCGTACGACTACAAGGTCGACTCGCTGACCGGCAACGCCACCGAACGTCGCAAGCCCACGCAGGACGACGCGTACAGCGTCTCCGGCAAAGGCAAGTCGTTCTCGATCCTGTAAGGGATCTGTTCGTCGAAACAAAGCCCGCGGCGCAATGCCGCGGGCTTTTTGAAGGAGAGGTGCATGACCCCAATGGATCCCTGCTGTGGCACTGACTACGACATGGAGGAGTTCACGGGAGGCTGCACCGAACAGCGCTTCCGCAAAGGCTCCGACCTGCAGGAAGGCGTAGCGGGCTGCGCCCGCATCGATACCAAATTCGAAAACACTGAGCGGGTGCAGGTTCTGCGTCCGCGCAGCATGGATCGCGGCCCGAACAACATCGGAGGCCGCAGCCCCGTGAACGCGCCGGATCACGGCGAGTGGGAAGGCGGCCCGTATCGTCCGCCGGGAGCGTACTGAAATGGCGGATGGCAGGAGAGTCCTCGGGCTGAGAAAGACGCAGGTCCAGGCAAACACCGAGCGTCACGAAGACGCGCTGATGCAGAAAGTCGCGGAAGCGGAGAACATCGACGCTTCGCGTGCGGAGGCGGAGAACGTCGACGCTTCGCGTGCGGAGCCAAGCTCGTCGCCGCCAGGCGACGAAGTGCCCGCCGAAGAAGTCATCGTGTTTGACGAAAAGGTGCCGTACGCCGAGGTGCGCGGCATCCCCGGCGTGGCGTTCATTCAGGGCCGTGACTACTTCGATCGCGGCAAGAAGTTCGTGCGCGAAGCACCGTCGGCGCAGTGGTACTTCGCCGCGCCTGTTTCGCACAGGCAGTCGGACATGGAGCGTGCCGAGCAAGCGCGCAACGAACTCAAGCGCAAGGGGCTGTGGCACAACGTGCCTGGCCACGATGCACCGCGGAAATCCCTGATCGGTGATATCGAGAAGGAAAACGCTCGCGCAGCGGCGGCAGTAGACAAGCTGGCGGAGTAGAAACAGCGTGGCTCGAACGCTGCTATCAATGGTGCAGGAGCTTCACCGCGAGGCCGGCTGCGCTGGTCGCGCGCCCACCACCGTGGACAGCGTCACCGGTGAAGCTGCGCGCCTCGTCGGCTGGATCAAAGAAGCCAACATGGAGGTGCAGAAGCTCTGGGAGAACTGGAAGTTTCTGCGCCGCACCTACAGCCAGACGTGCACGTCTGGCATCAATACGCTGAGCGCGCCGGTGGACATCGGCAGTGGCATGTGGGATCTCGACACCTTCAAGGTAACCCAGAGCGGACAGAGCGTGCAGTCTCCACTCACCGCGGTGGAGTACGATGACGTGAAGGACGAGATCATCGATACGAGCACAGGTGTGCCTTGGCGCGTAGTGGTGATGCCGGACAACTCTCTGCGTCTCGAAAGCACGCCGAACGGCGCCCACCTGATCGAGTCGGACTATTATCGCGAGCCGGACGAGGACGAACTTACCGACAACGACGACGAGCCGACGATTCCTTCGAAATTCCGTCGCATCATCGTCGGGCAGGCCCTCATTTTCTACGCCAACTACGAGGGCGCAGTGGAGGCGAAGACGCAGGGTCAGGAAATCTACAGCACCTATCTCACGCGGCTTGAGAACAGCGAACTCCCGAACGGCGGCAAGTCTCGGTACCGCGTCGGCAAGGGTCAGCATCTCGCAGTGGTTGCCGAATAGTGCCGAGCAACTTCGGCACAACCCGCACGAAGTACTACCCGCTTGGTGGCGGGTTGGACGTCGTCAGTCCGGCGCTGAGTGTTGACCCCGGTCGAGCGCTGGCGATGGTCAACTACGAGCCGTGGTACAA